AGCGGTTCCCGCTCATTGAGCATGACATCTCCCCGTCCTGCACCGACGCGCAGTTCCAGAAGATGACCTTCGCCTCCGAGAAGGACAACTTGCTCATGGGGATGCTGCGTGGCAACTCCGCGCTTCACCGCGAGACGGCCAAGAAGATCATTGAGCAGGCGAAGGCGTGCGCCGAGAGCATCCACCGCGAAATGGCCCGCGACCTCTCCATCGAAGAAATCCGCAGCCTGCTTGGCGGCGAGAGCGGCGGCGCCGTTGGCGCGGGTTCCTCTGCCAAGGATGTGGACGCCATGCTCGACAACATCCTCGGCAACTGACACCCCATGAAGGTGCTCGGCCTCGACCCGTCGCTCACGAACTTCGGGTGGGCCTTGCACGACACGGAGGCACCTGTCGGCAACACCGGCAGGTGCCTTTCGCGTGGAAGGTTCCAAACCCCCGCGAGCATGGAGTTCGTTGTTCGCTACATGACGCAGCGGGACCGGCTCGCGGCCCTCATTCGGGAACACAAGCCCGACAAGGTGGGCATAGAGTTCCCGGTGTTCGACAACCTGTTCAGCGAAGGCATGTACGGGTTGTTCCTGTATTCTTGCGAAGCCTTGCGAACCGAAGGCTGCGATGTGGTGTTTTGGTCGCCCCTCCAAGTGAAGGCCCATGCCCGTGAAACCATCGACCGCCCGAAGTCGTGGGTCATGGACAAGGTGGACATGGTGGAGGCCGCAAAGACCGACGCGGGCGGCTCCAAGTGGAATCACAACGAAGCCGACGCCTACCTTGTTGCACGGCTCGCGGGGCGGTTTTGGCACCTTCACGGGTCGCTACTTACCGAGGACGCTCTGACCCCCACGGAGCGCAAGTACTTCACCGAAATCAAGCAGTTCGTTCGCGGCAAGAAGGCGGGCCAAGCGGAGCACCGAGGCATCATCTACCGCGAGGACGACCGCTTCTTCATGTGGTCTACCACCCTCTCTCACAAGGACTGAAATCATGGCACGCACGCCCGCAACCAAAGCCGAGAAGCCGGACAAGACCGAAGCCCCTGTCGCAACCGGGACGAGCGCCCTCATGCGGGGGCTGGCAATGGCGAAGAAAATGCTCCCCGATGTGGTCAAGACCTCGTTCGTGGAACTCGACCCCGACGCCATGACCGAGAGCCTCCCCCACCTTCCCACCGGCAGCGTCATTGTGGACTACCTCATCGGGGGCGAGCCCAACCGACGCGGTGTCTCTCCCTGCCCCGGCCTGCCCCGTGGCCGCGTGGCGCAGGTGTGGGGACACGAGAGCGCAGGCAAGACGACGCTCGCCCTCACGGCAGCGGCGACCGTGTGCGCGCGTGGCGGCACGGTGCTCTACATTGACTGGGAGAATGACATCGTTCCCGACTACGCCGAGGCCCTCGGCGTGCCCATCCTCGACCCCGAGCGGTTCCAACTTCACCAGCCGGAAACCTTGGAGGACGGTATCAAGTTGGCAATGGTGTTCGCGCAGGCGGGCGTGGACCTCATTGTGTTCGACTCCATTGGCTCGGCCATCCCGGCGCGTATCGCCAACCGCGAAGTCGAGGAGGCGGGCGAGCAGTCCCGCGTTGGTGAGGAGCAGCAGGTGTGGAGCCGCGAACTCCCCAACCTCAAGCGCGTCATCAACCACAAGGGCACTTGCATCTTCGGCATCTCGCAGGTGCGCTCCAAGATTGGCATGACGGGCTACGGGCCGACCACGCAGCCGCAGGGCGGCAATGCGTGGAAGTTCTACTCGGCGGTGCGCTTGGAGTTGACCCGCGTGAAGTCCGAGACGCAGAAGGTTGTGAATGCGCTGACCAACAAGAGCGACGACCGGGTGATCGGTGGCATCATCGAGTGCAAGGTCATCAAGTGCAAGTTGTCGAAGTCGCAGGGTCGCAAGGAGCAGTTCTACATTCGGTGGGGCGAGGGCATTGACGACCGCCGCTCCATCCTTGAAATCGCTGCCGCCAACGGCCTCATCAAGAAGTCGGGCAACTGGCTTTCGTGGACGGCGCCGGACGGTCGGGAAATGCGGCACAACGGCATGGAGTCCTTCCGCAAGGACTTGCTCAAGTCCCCCGACAACTTCAAGGTTCTCGTGCAAGCCGTGCTTCCGCTCCTGTCGGGGGGAGGCAAGACCGAGGATGTCGCGGTAGAGGACGACGACGACATGGACGGCATCGACCCGTCTCTCGTTGAGTAGCCCCCGCAGTCGAACTCCCCGTGGTCAGCGGGGTGGGTAAGGTGTTCTGTGCCTGTCACCGTCCGTATCCGCAATGTGCAGTCCATTCGTGACGCCACTCTCCGCGTAGAGGGGTTCACGGTGGTGACAGGCCCGAACAACTCGGGCAAGACCGCAAGCCAACGGGCCGTGCGAGGGGTGTTCACCAACGCCTCTCCCGGCCCGCTCGTTCGCCACGGGGAAAGCCACCTCACGGTGGACCTCACCTTCGGTGACGGGCGCACGGTCAAGTGGGAGAAGGGCGAGAAGGTCAACCGCTACACGGTGGACGGCAAGGTGCTCTCCACCGTGGGGCGGGGCGCACCCGCCGAGGTCGCGGCCCTTGGGGTGGGCGAGGTCAAGGCAGGCAGCGACCGCCTGTGGCCGCAGATAGCCGAGCAGTTCGGGGGCGTGTTGTTCCTTGTGGACCGCCCCGGCTCCGTCATAGCCGAAGCCCTGTCCGATGTGGACAAGGTGGGCCGCTTCACGGAAGCCCTGCGCCTTGCCGAGAGTGACCGGCGTTCTGTAGGGGCCGAACTCAAAGTACGGCGAGCGGACTTGCTTGCAGCGGAGCAAGAACTTGCAGGGTTCGACGCGCTCCCCAATGCAGCCTCGCAGGTGGGGCAGGCCGAGCAAGCCCTCGCAGACGCCGAGAGCGCCGGGGTTGACCTCGGGGTGCTGAACAACTTGTCTGTGCGGAAGCAGGCCGCCGACCGAGAAATCTCCCGCCTTTCAGCGGCTCCGGTCGGTGTTGTCCCGACACCCGACGAAGTTTCTCTCGTTGAGAGTGTCCGACTTCAAGTTCACGAAGCGTCTTGCTTGTTGGGAGAGCGGACCCGCTACTTGCGAGAGGTAGGGCGCCTCGCGCAAGTAAGCAGCCTCGTCTCGGTGCCCGACGCCGAACACGCTCTTATCAGCATGTCTGAACTTTCCGGCTTGACCGGGCTTTTTGACCGCCTTTCCTCCGCTCGGGCTCGGGAAGAACGCGCGCAGCGAAACCACGACGGCGCGACCAACCTTGTGAAAGTGCCTTCGTCCGAAGTGTTCGCCCGTGTGAGCAAGGCCAAGGACATGCTCGCAGACATGGCAAACTGCTCTGTCCGAAACAACAACGCTCGGGCCGACATCGCTACGGCCACCCGAGAACTGGAAGCCGCGAAGAAGAACCTCGCGCTGCTCACCGAGGAGGTCAACACGCTCCTCGGGAGCCGTGGTGAGTGTCCGGTCTGCCGCACCTTCTGTGACACGGGTGCCGGGGGTCCGCACCCCCCGGCGGACGGGTAGCCTCCCCCTACGACCACCAGTAAGGGAGGCCCCCCGTGCCCGTCCGTCTCGTTTGGCGCACCGATGTTCACATGGCCGACCGTGGCCCCGAGAGCCGCAAAGACGACTGGCCCTCGACCGTCCTCGACAAGTTGTCGCAGGTGCGAGCCGTGGCCGAGAAGGTGCGCGCCGCAGCCGTGCTCGACGGGGGTGACTTCTTCCATGTGAAGTCCCCGAGCCGGAACTCCCACGAACTCGTCCGGCAAGTGGCCGAGCACCATGCCGACTACCCCTGTCCGGTCTACTGCACGCCGGGCAACCACGACTGCACCTACGGGGACTACGCCTTTCTGCCGCAGCAGCCCTTGGGGGTGCTGTACTCGACGGGCGTGTTCAAGCGCCTCTATGACGAGCACGAGGCCGTCTTTGAGCAGGACGGCGTGAAGGTCCGCGTGGTCGGCGTGCCCTACCACGGGACCAAGTACGATCTCGACCGCTTCCGGCGCATCAAGCGGGGCGATGAACACCACCTCGTCTGCGTGGGGCATGTTCTTGCTTCCGAGAAGGGCGGGACCATGTTTGAGGGCGAGGACATCGTGCGGTACTCCGACCTCCTCGACACCGCGCCCGACCTGTTCTTGTTCGGCCATTGGCACAAGGACCAAGGCGTGACCACGCTTGGCGACAAGACCTTCGTGAACATTGGTTCCCTCACCCGAGGCTCGCTCTCGCAGGACGAGGTGGAGCGGCAACCTGCGTGCGCCGTACTCTCGTTCATGCCCGAGGGGCGGGACATTCGGGTGGTGCGCTTGAAGGTGAAGCCCGCCGACGAGGTGTTCGACATTGAGCGGCGGCAACGGGCCGACAACCGGCGCGTAGAAATGGACGCCTTCGTGAGCACCCTGCGGGACACCCTCGCCCAAGAACCGGGCGAAGGGGGTGTGGCGAACATGCTTGCAGGCATGAGCGAAGTTCCCGAGCAGGTGCGCGAGCGTGCCA